GGCTGCATGTCTGACGGTGTGATCGTGTCACTGCAAATGCGGTCCCGCTCGGTAAGTACAAAGCCGACACGCTCAAAAGTCACACCCACAATTACCCGACTGCCTACTCGGCTGATGCTGGTAGCACCCAGCAGGTTTTTGGTGGCGGGGTCATGGCAACGAGCGCGCCGTCCGGCAGTGCAGAAACTGCGCCGAAGCACGTGGCCTATAAACCACGCATCCATGTCTGACTTAGATGTGAATCCGGGGCTTGAAACTGGTGTGCTTGGGCGCCGTCTCGGCAGTGCCGGTGTAAAGCGTGTAGTTCCCCGTCGTAAGATTTCCCGCCCCATCCGCCGACCGCCCACTAGCACCATCAGATCCGGTATGGGAGTCAGATGTTTGCTGATGGCGATGCGACTTGACCGTATCGGCCTTATACGCACCGAGGGCGACCGCATTTGCAGTGACATGGCCGTCTTAGATGTGCAGTCGCGGCTTGTAGGCCGTGTGCTTGGGTGCAGTCTCAGCCGTACCGGCGCTGTATGTGGTGGCCACCCCACCGATGTTCCCCCCCCCTCCGCTTTGGTTGAGATAGGCGGCCTTATCCACCACCCCGCCACTGACGCTATTGATCGAGTGAAGGTGAGCCTTGATCGTGTCGGCTTTGTAGGCACCGAGGGCGACCGCATTTGCAGTGACACGATCACACCGTCAGACATGCAGCCGCGGCTTGTAGGCGGTTTGGCGCGGGGCAGTCTCAGCGCTGCCAGTATTTGCTGTTAAACCTTGATCGCTGCCTCCAGTGGCGTCCGGCAGCCCCTGCGAGCCACCGCCGATGGCATAGGTGACGCGGCCCCGTTGCATGTGTGCATGACTCTTGAGCGTGTCCGCCTTATAAGCACCCAGCGCGACCGCATTTGCAGTGACACGGCATCAGCCTCAGACATGCAGCCTCGGCTTGTAGGCGGTGTGCTTGGGTGCAGTTTCAGCCGTGCCAGTGCTGCCAGTGGTGGTGGCACCAGAAGGAACGTTGTCAGACCCGCCCGCTTGCGCCCCCAGCACGAATGCCTGCGTACTGTGAGTGTGAGCTTTGATTGTGTCGCCTTTGTACTTACCCAGAGGTACCGCATTTGCAGTGACACAGCCACGCTAGATGTGGATGCGCGGGCGATAGGCCGTCTGCTTTGGCGCGGTTTCCATGCCCACGCGTGGCGTGCCGTGAATGCCATCGCTAATCGCGGTGCGAACAAAAGCCTCAGTAGTGGACTGAAGCGTATTGCCACTGACTGCCGGCCAGTTTCCAGGCGACGAGACGACGTTGTTGATGGTTCGATCATTCGAGGGCGCGGTGAAGTGAGCGTGCCAGTGGCCTTGCCCCGTGTCGGCCTTGTAGGCACCGAGCGGGACCGCATTTGCAGTGACACGGCCGGGTTAGATGTGAATCCGGGGCTTGTAGGCGGTTTGGCGCGGTGCAGTTTCGGCGCTGCCAGTCGAGGACGTCGGCGTTGTTCCAGGAGAAAGGGAGACGTACTGCGCCGAACCCGACGCGCCGGCGAGGCCCCAGTTGACCACGTTGTGGGTGTGGCTCTTGAGCGTGTCGGCTTTGTAGGCACCGAGGGCGACCGCATTTGCAGTGTCAGCGTCAGTACCCGTCATTCGGAAGAACTGGTTGCGCAGATCCGGCACCCGGAAGTTGCTCGCATCGACGTCCACGAAGTTGTGCGTACCGGCCACCCACGAGCCCGAAGCCACCACCAGGCTGTTCTCCTGCGCATAGCCCCACAGGGCAGCGTAGGCAGTCTTGCTCAAGGTCCCGCCAACAGCATCCACCTCCATCGCCAGCGGCGATTGCGTATGACCAAAGCTGGCGCGACCACACAGAATCGAACGGTAGCCGGTGAAGTAAGCGGTGCTGACCCACGTCCAGATCTCTTGGGCTTCGATCACCATGATCGGGCCGATGTTCGTGGTCGGGAGCGCGCTGATGGAGTACGCCTGAAAGCCAGACACAATGCCAAGCGCCGGATTCAGAAGCGCCCACTTGTCCAAGGTCGAGTCGTACTGCAGTTCGAGCCAATGACCGGCGCCGGAAATATCACCCGCAAGGATCGGCAGATTATTGCCCTTGAAAATCGGCTTTGCGGCAACGGTGCCATTGTTGGGCGTGAAGGTTGCAGCTGCGGTATTGGCCGCCGCCGCGCGAACCATAACGCTCATACCGTTGACCAAAGCAGTGACCGCCGGCGTGAATCCTGCGGTCAGCGCATTTTCTGTGCCGCCTGCGGCCGAGATTTTCGGCGCGTTGATCTGGATGCGGGAATCGGTCTGGGCGGAATCCAGTGCCCATAGCATCCACTCACCCGGGTTTGCGGCGGGCGTTTTATTGGTGTTCTGTACCAGTGCCTTGTAGGTGTAGCCATCTGCACCGATTACGCGGTCGCCGATCTCGTAGGTCTCATCGGATGACCAGTCGGACACGCCGCGACGAGCGAGATAGCGAATGCCATTCATGAGGTAGTTCTGGAGCCAGTTGAAACGCTGGCGCGACGGCGGCACATTGGTCAACGGCCATCCCGTCTGAATTTCGGCCTCGGTGGGTTGCACCTTATCGCCGGCCTCTGCCCAGGTCGGAAGGACGGTAGGTCTCGTCAACGGCATCTTTAAAACTCCTCTGCAAATAGGCCGCCGACTGTCGGCGACCCTTCTTCACCAAACGACATGGCACCTGTCTGCCCGTCGAACCCGAAATAGTTGGACGACTCGAAAGTCGACCTCCACTTGATACGGACACCCTGCGCCCGCGGCAGGATGTCGAGATTGGTCACCATTGCCTTCTCAAGGAAGGTCAATGCGCGGCCGATGGAAATGCCGATGCCCATGCCGCCGAGATCCTCCACAACAATCCTCGTGGCGCCAAAGAGGTAGGCGAGGCCTGCGATGGCATCCTCGTTGGTGCTTTTGGCGTGGTTCTTGACGATCTGCGCACGGATCAGCAGGCGGTACTCAGGATCTGCGAGCACGCTGGTTGCTGTATCCGGCTCCAGCTCGTCACGGAAGCGTGAGCCGATTCCTCGGACACCCTCCTCGCCGAACACTTGGGCACCCGGCTGGCCATCGAAGCCGAAGAATTGAACCGGGATGGAATTCGGGATAACCCGCTCCACCCCGACAATGTCTCCGATGATGTCGAGGTTGACGCCCTCGGCCCAATCGATGTCCGGCAGCATCGCGAGCTGCTGAAACACCCCCTCAAGCTCTTGGACCGGAGTGAGCAAGGCATCGATGAAGGCCAGGAACTTCGCACTGTCCAGGTACTGGGTAGCGACGCGGGAACGCCCAAGCGCCTTGTGGTCGATGGGCGTAGAGCTCATAGGATGTTCACCGTGATACGGGCAGAGTCGAAGCGGGCCAGCTCATCAAAATCCACCGGGATGTTGGCTGTCGTCGTCGGGGCTGCTGCAGTGCCGATAAATAGGCTATCGATCGAGTGCCCAGGAACCGTATTGACCGGGTCAAATACCCGGGAATGCACGACCTCGCCACCGATCTTCTGCTTGGCCAGAGCCCAAGCGGTGATGGCATTGATGATCCGCTGCGCGCCGTCGGTAGGCCAACCCGGTCGAGTGTGCAGGTTGATCACTACCCACACGTCAACATCGCCTGGGCGGCTGAACCGCATGGTGTGTGGATTGCCTTGCGTGTCGTAGATCACCCCCTCAGTGGTGCCGACCAGCGTCACGCCCTGCCCCTTCTTGAGCCAGATCGTCTGGAAGATGCTTTGCTCGGCCGCACCTTCAACCACGCAGTAGATTGAATGCGGTGGTAGCCCGTTGATCGGATCAACGTCATCCTCCGGGTTCTCATAGACCCTCACCTGAAGCACTTCAGGCAGGTTCGACAACGCGCCGTACATTGCGTCGAGAATGCCTTGCGCTGGCGTCGCAGTCGAGGCGCGGCGGCGCAATCGCAGCTGCTCTGGCGTCTCTTCGTTGCGGCCGGGCGTGGCGTCTGCTGGGTTGGTCACGCTTTGCCAGCCATAGATGGGCGTCCCGATCTTGGTCAGCGTACCGGTCGGCGCCTGAATGGCGCCCTTTTCCGTTGCAATGCCCTGGCTCAGAATTTCTCCCGCCGCGGGGATGGTCAGATCCTCGGTCGTTGCGAAAGTGGCATTGGTGACGCTGCTCTGGATAAGGCTGCCGGCTGGGATGTAGGTGCCCTGCTGACCGATGTGCAGCAGCGGCACGGTGCTGTAGGTGCCGCCGATCTGGCGAATGCCGTTCAGCTGCACCAGGCGGGACAAAGCGACACCCAGCGCCGATTGTGGGTTGAAGGAGTGATAGACGTCCTCGGCGAGCTGGTCGAGGTTGCTGATAGCCTCAGCAAACACCCCCAGGTGCTGCCCATCCATGGTGTCTGGATCAAGGTTGATGTCCGGGCCGAAGATTGCGCGAATTGCCTCCTGCAGCTCGGTCAGCCGTTCGTCGAGGCGACTCCGGATAAATCCCTGTGAGGTGAGTTGCGTCATTTCTTCGATACCCTGATGTTGGATGTGGTCCCGTATATGTTCGTCACGGTCGCTGAGACGGTCAGGCGTCGCGTGTTGGCGTCGAATGTCATGCCGAAGGAGCGCAGCTCAGCTACGCCTTCGGTCTCGATGATGGTTTTCTTGATCAGCGACTCGGCAAGCGGGAGGTTCGATGGCCGCTTCATGATGTCCGGCAGGTAGGGAACGCCGGCGCCGATGTCCAGAAACCACTCGTTGAACAGGAGCAGGAGGCGGGTTTTCACCCGTTGCGCCACGGCCTCATCATTGCGGGCCATATTCGCCACCCCCTGCCCGAAGGTCATGTCGTGACCATCATCAAGGCGTCGAACTTGCATTTCAGCTCCTTAGGCATTGGGGCCTTCTGTAACGGTGCCCGTCTCGTTGTGGTTGTGGGTTGAGCCGATGTTCTTTCCGTTGCTCGTGATCGTGCCGTCGGTGTGATCGATGTCCCCGGCGATCGCAACCCCGGTACCGCCCTCGATAGCCATGCCGCCTGCGCCGGTGATCAGCCCGCTCGTTGTGCTCGTTCCCTCGCGCTCGAGGTTCCCGGTTTGATGCACGTTCCCCTCGTGGACGATGTTTCCCTTGATGAAGATCGTCCCGTCCTCAAGCCGGATGTACGTCGACCGACTGCGCGTGCGCAGCTCGGCGCCGGTCATCTGCAGAGCGGTCAGCTTCTTGGGCTGGCTGTTCACCCCTACCTGCGCAAAGGCATCGGACAGGTCGTGCAGGCGATACTCAGCAGGAAGCTGGACGCCGCCTTGCGCATGCCAGAAGTCGATACAGCGTTCAGAGAAAAACAGGATGCACTCGTCGCCGCGCGCGACCGGGAAGGTCAGAAAGAAGTCACCACCGCCCGGAAAGGCGACCGGCACATCCACGCATAGCGGAAGATTTACCGCACCCTTCGTCGTGAAAATACGCTGTATCGCCGGCTGCACTGAGGCGGTCTGCGTGTCTGGATCGAATGACTCGATGATCCCAGGCAGGCAGGTATGCAGGTCTTTCAGGCGGCCTTCGATCTGCGCGGCTGCAGCTTCTTCAGGCGTAGCGGTGACCTGCTGGTCTCGTTGGACCCGCCCTATTTTCTTACCGTCTGCCATGCCTTACCTCGACTTCGGGATGGGTTGGTCGAGGCCAATGCACTCGCTTTCCGACAGCCAGTCTTTCCCGCGGGTGTCACCCCTGTGGGTGAGCTTGAGAACTTTGTATATGCCGTCCGGATCCAGCCTGACAAGCTCCTCGTTCTCGCGCCCGAGTGGTGCGTTTGTTTCCGACCGCTCCCGCTGCGTTGCAAGCGCATTGGCCTGCTGGCGCTTTGCCTTGATGCCGTTGTTGTCGAGCTGCAGGGCACCATTCACTCGAATCATCGGATTCATCAAGCAGCGCACTACCACGCCCTTGTCGTTGACCTCTGGGGCGCCCAGCATGCCCGTGTCGGCGCGTATCAGGATCGCCTCGCCAGGCAGAACGTCGTTGGTGCTGACGATGGTGAGCTGCCCGTCCTGAATCGACCAATTGGCGCCGGACTCGCGAGACACATCGTTGAGCACATCTCGGGTGTTGCCGCTGATCACCTTGCCTCGTAGCCTGGCACGCTCTTCGATTTGGACATGGCCTTTGCTGGTCCCGCCCACACCATTGAAGGTGCCGACCGCTCGATTGACGAGCTGCGTGTTCGTCGTTCCGGCAGCCAGCGTTTCATTCATGACCGCCGAGCGGAAGTCCTTGTCGCCGTCACCCGCCTCAATCTCGGTGATGTAGTCATTGCCATCCCGGTATCGGTAGACGTGCCGGATATTTCCCCGGAAAACCAGCTGCATCGCCCCCTCGTATCCGGCGTTGAGCAGAACGTCCTCGTACTCGTTCTTGATCCTCGCCTCGTTGTCAGGGTGCAGGTTGTAGATCTTGATGACGGCGATGTTCGGCGCAGCCTCGACGGTTTTGGTGACCTCAAAGGCGATCCGTAGGTTTTCGACCATGAGGCCGATCCCCTTCTTGCCGATGACCACCTGCGCGCGGCGTTTCCACTGCCGAACAGAATCGCTCATGGGACTACCTCATCAGGGCTGAACCAATACACCTTGACCCGGCTGCCGAGATCCTCAGGGCCTGCCTCCTGACCCTGCGTGGTGGTGTCCACACAAAGCAGGCTGCCCATATCGAAGTTGTACGGTTCTAGCAGGTCTTGCCCGAGCACCAACGGCAGCGACGCGACGATCAGGGCCTTGGTCGCGTCGTTGTAAAGATCGACCGTCCAAACGCCTGAACGGTCGTTGTAACGGGCATCGAACAGATACTTGGTCTCGCCCAGCTGGGTGACAAAGGTCTGTGCCGGATCGCTCGAGAAAGGCAGTTCAATGATCACGATTTGCCTCCGAGTGCATCAGCGAGCTTCTTGCCGAGCGACTGTTTCTTCGGCTTCTCGGTCACTTCCGTGCCCTGTTGCTCGCCCTTTTCCTTCTTCGGACTGGCCTGGCGCTTGGTGGCGCCTGCTTTGCGGGGAGGGTACTGCACCACCTTGGTGTAAACGATGATGACCTCACGCAGCACTGCCGTAAAAATCAGGACATTGGACGAATCCTTGTCCTGGCTGGTGCGGATCGAGGTGCAGACCATGTTCTCGTACAGCTTGAGGCCGGTCTGCACCGTGAAGGGTTCGGCGGTGCGCTGCAGCTCGGTCAGCAGCTCATAGGCGCGTTTCGAGCGACCGGTGTCGGAGGCGAAGGCATCGTCCGAAAAAAAAGCCAGCGGGGTATCCGATACGCCTGCCGAAATGGTCAGGCGCAGCGGATTCATGTAGGCATGATCGGACACCTTGACGCCCGTCTCGACGGGGTTGTCGGTCACCTCAAGGTCTGATTCGTGGGTTTCCTCAAACACCGCATCGAACACCAGACCGCCCATGGAGCGAATGATCGTTACCTGCTCACTCATAGGGCCACCGCCGACTGTCCGTTACGCACGGTCTGCTTGTTCATCCGATCAAGCTCGGCGCGCACCGCCTCGCCGGCCTTCGTCGGATCAGGGCTGTTGATGGTGATGGGTGCCGTGATCTGCGTCGTCTGCGTGGTCGTCGAGTTGCTGCTGTTACTGACCCCGGCCGACCCGATGACGCCGCCCCTGCTTGCCCAAGGCGTGCTCTCGTAGCGGCCGGCACCAGCAGAGCGCACCGCTGGCGCCTGGGACACTGCAGCCGGTATCGAGCCATTACCGGACAGACCGAGCAAGCGACCAACCGCGCTCACGGCACCAGTCACCATATCGACGAAGCGCATGACACGCGCGGTCACGGCATCGATGACACTGGCCACCACGTCGAACCCGCTCTTGATGCCGCCGAAGAACGAGGTGAACACATCCGCCAGCCAAGTGCCCGCCTCGATCAAGGCAGCAACGGCCGAAACCAGGCCGCCGGCGATGAAACCAATAAGCCGTGCGATTACCGGGATCACGGCAGCGAGGATGTATCCCCAGCCGATGAAAACGGTGCGAATGACAGGCCACAACAGGCTGACCACGGTACTGGCGAGCTGCCAAATCGATGCGGCGAGTTCAGACACCGGGCCTTGTAGCGTCTCCCACTGCTCCTGCCAGAAATCGACTAGCGCGCCGACGAATTGCTCAATCGTCTGGATGAACCCGAGCAACATCGGGAACTGCTCGACCAGACCGCCAAGCACCGAGTCATTGCCTTCTTTCCAGTTGGCGTAGTCATCGATCAGCAGGCCCAAGGCCAGGATGATGGCGCCAATGACAGCCGGGACGACAAGCGCAGTCGCGTTGAATGCCGCCATGCGAAGCGTCAGCAACCGGACCGCGCCGGCCAACTGCGTGACGAAGCCATACGCCTGAAGGGACAGGAACGCACCCAGGGCGGCGGCGGCAAGGTAGGTCACGACGCGGAACTGAGACAGCCACACGACCGCCTCCTTGAGGCTGCCAACAAGGCGAACGACCCAATCCCACATCGTCCCGATGACGGCAGAGACGACCTTGATCGTGCCGGCGATAGACGACTTGACCAATTGAGCATTGACAAGCAACCACTCACGCGTGCTGTCCACAACGGCCGTCACTGCAGGCATGAAGCCGACAGCGATAGTCTTGCCGACGGCGCCGACCAGAAACTTGGTGCGGTCCAGGCTATCGTTCAGCGCCCCTGCTTTCTCGGCGTCCTCGGCACTGACAACACCGAACAGACGGGCCTCTTTACGCAGCGCTTCGATGGCATCGGTGCCCTTGTTGAGGAGCGGCACAAGGGAGGCGTCGATCCCCAGCTTTTCTGCGAGAGTCGTTTGCTCAGGGCGAGACAACCCGACGAACTTGTCGGCAACCTCGGTAAGCACCTGGTCGAACGACTTGACCGAGCCGTCGGCATTCTTTGCCGACATACCCAGCTTTTCGAACGTCTTGGCGCCGCGGCCTATGCCGAGCACGGCCTCGCCGACCGTTCGATTCACGCCAGCAATCGAGTTCTTCACTGCGTCGAGGCTGGAGCCTTCCAGCTGGGCGGCATAGCCAAGCTCCTGCGCTGCGACGATGGATGCATCGTGCAGCGCTGTGAAGTCGGCCAACTCGTCGATGCCCGCGGCGACCCTGGTCACGAACAATCCGATGGCACCGGCGGCACCGGTGAAAAGCGTGCCTATGGTGGCGGCGCTCTCGCGCAGCTCGTCGGTCTTGTGCTTGAACTCTTCCAGCTTCTCGGTATTGACCTCGAAGCCAAGGCCGACGAGGAAGCTCTCGATGACGTTGGCTGCCATGAGTTATGTCCCTTCTTGTGGTGCTGCCTTGAACCGGCGGTGATACTCGGCCTCTTCATCCATCGCTTCATGGAAGTCCGCCAGGTCGTTGATGGTGTACGTCCCATCACGCAGTTCCCGCAGAGTGCATAAGGGCGGGTCCCGCATGACTGGGCGCATCAAGTACCAGTTGATGTTGGCGGACTCGATCAGCTCTACACCGCCAGCTTTTGGCGGAGAGAATCGAAGAGGCCTTCGGGCAAAAAATCGCTGAAGTTGTAGGCCAGGCCAGCGACAAAAACCTTGTACATGGCGCCGGGCTTGCCCACAAACGTGGCGTTCATGTCGACCCGCACGCCTTCGCAGTTGGTGTACTTGAACACCGAATTCATCGCGGCCTTGAGGTCGGCAGAGTTCATTTTCGACAGCATCAGGGCGATTGCAGCAGTGCCGGCTTGCTCTGCGTCGGCCTCGGTACCACCGGTTTTCTTGGGGTCCATGAATGCCTTGAACAGCGGCTCACCCACCACCTTGGCGACGGCCACATGCACGTCGATGGCTTCCTCCGGAGGGATGAAGCCGAACGAGAACGTACGGCCGTCGATTACCTTGGTCTTTTCCATGCGCTACCTCGCTTAGTTGAAGATGGCGGCTGCGCCAGTCAGGATGCCGACCAGGGCCGGGTCACCGAGCAGCATGTCGAGACGTTCGACCACAACCGTCCATTCCTGATCGTTGGCCTGCGTGCCACGAGACAGCTCTGGCGGGCGCTTGATGTAGCCAACCGTGCCGGTGGCGAGGTCGTTGCGATACGAGTCCTGGAACAGGCAGTTGACCGGGACGAAGGTCTTGGCACCGCCCTCCTGTAGGGCACAAAGGCCCATCAGGTACTTGTTCGCACTGGAGGTCTGCTGCAGCTTGAATGTGAACGTGCCCGACTTGTCGGCCGAAATGCTGACGACCATGTCACCGCCTGCGCCCATCTTGTGCGAGGCCGAATCGTTGAGACGCGAAATCTTGATAGCGTCGTCGCCTTCCGCCCAGCCGGTGATTTCGACACCGTTGATCAGCATCACCGTGTTTTGAAACGAATAAACCTTCATGTCAGATTACTCCTTGGGCTATATGCCGATTAGCGTTCGAAGGTGACGGTGATGTCGGCGAAATGGATAGCGCCGGCACCCTTGGCGATGACCTGGATCGGCGGCGCCTTGCGGGCCTCACGGTCGGATTGGTTCTGCTCGGCAACCGGCTGCGCGTAGACGTAGAAGCCCTTGGGCAGGTAGTCCCCCGAGCGCACCTCGCCGAGATCCATACCATTCCACTGACCCGGAGCCAGCAGGCCGTTGTTGACGCCCTCCTGCATGGCCTTCTCGACCTGCTGAACCAGCGATGCCACACCCTTGTCGGTCTGCGGAACCTTGGTAGGGCGGGTATAGAGGTAGCCGAACACGTTGGTCTCGATAGCGTTTTGCAGCCAGTCGAGGCCATGGCGCTCGTCGAAGAACTTGCCGCTCGACATCACGCCTTCGGCCAGCATCGCGCTGTCACCGAAGTAGGTGTAGTAGTTGCAGTTCTTGGCCACCAGCGCCAGACGTTGCGACTCGGTGATCGAGATCGGCGACGTACCCGGCAGCACCTTGAACTTGAGGGTGATGGTCGAGTTCTGTTCGTTGAAGTTGACCGTGAAAGCGCGCGCGATGGCCGAAACGATCTGATAGGGGTCATTGCTGTCCCAGATCATCACCGTGCGGTCATACATGTTCGACTTCATGAAGGAGCAGATGTCGGTATCTGCGGCCTGGTCGAGCACGTTGCTGTCGGCAGTGGTGAATCCGAAGATCTTGGTGCGTGCCTCAGCCCATGCAGCAGCATCCTTGATGTCGTCGTTGTCGACTTCCTTGGTAAAGGTGAAGCCGTACCAGGACGGATCGTAGTCCTGCAGCGCGTCCAAGCTGTCGGCGATGGTTTCTGCCTCGACACCGGCGCTCTTGATGCCAAGGTCGGCAGCACGAGAGCCGAGCAGCGCGCCGATGTCAGTAGCGCCACCCATACCGGTGGGAGCGGTGGTGTAGTCGACCGTCGAGGCTGCGCCGGTGGTGCCGCTGCGGATGATGAAACGGGTGCCTTCGAACACGCAGGTGCTGCCCGGCGAGGCCGTATTGAGTGCGGTCTGAATGGTGGAAGCCACGGCGTTCAGATTCGCAGCCGCAGAGAAGTCGAGGCCGGTGACCTGTTCGTTCACGCCATCGATCTTGATGTCGAAGCCGCCATTGTCGATGGCTTGCCAGTCAGCGATGTCCTTCTCGTAGTTCACCGAGCCAAGCAGTTCGCCTGCTGCTGCGGTACCGAAGCGGCGGCCGATGGCAATTTCCGTCGGGCGCGGAGCTTGGCTGAAAAACACTTGCGCGGCTTTGTACTCCTCGTCGGTGCTCTGGAAGTCGGCAGCGACGCCGTCCATGTCCGAATAGAAGCGGATGCGATTGCCGACCGGAAGGCGGGCGCTGTTGCCAACGATCAGCAGCAGACCGAATCCCTTACGCTTCGGGAAGGTCGGGCTCGCCAGAATGTTGACCTTGACAACCTTGTTGACGGGGATGGTCATGGTGCTGTTACCTCACTTGAAGATGTGGATGAATCGACGGTCGTCTCAATCGGGAACGTGCCGTATGTCGGCACGATGTCGGTTTCGACAGCCATAACGTGAAACTCAAGATCGATCTGAGCGCGCTGCTCCCAATCGGCATCGATCACTGCCGTCAGGTCTTTTGCTGGTGATGCCCGGATAAACCCCAGGCCGAGTGCCTGCATCTTCTCGGCAGAGCTGGAGAACGAAAGGCGCGTCGGCAACCGTTCCGCCAAGGTCTGGGCGCCCTTCCTGAAGAACTGAACCGACGCTGTAAAACGCCGCTGCCCAGCGATGCTTTCCACCACGTTGTTGGATGGTGCCGCCTCGCTCGCAAGCAGGCGGTCGTCCTCGCCGGTCGAGTCAACAACCGTGATCAGGACAGTGCCGAAGGGTTCGTCCTTCTTGCCGGTCGGCGCCTGCTGGTTTGCTGGCCGAATGGAGTTCTCAGGCAAGCCCATGACATCACGGATCAGCTTGCGCACTACCTTGTTGAGATCGTCGACGGTCATGCTGCAATTCCCTCCGCGATCACCTGCCAGAAGCCAAAGTCCACCCATGGCTTGCGCGCCATGACACGGTAGACGGCGCCACGCCACAGGATGAGGTCACTGCGCTTGGTGTCTGTGTCGTCAATGCGCAGCTCCTGCCCGCAATAGACACTGATCCAGTTGCTTGGCCTCGTCCCCTCTGGCGCGAGCTTGAGCACATCGTCGGCCTTGGCCGGCTGAATGATCCCTACCATGTTGATGACTTCGGGCGGCCCCTGAATCCACTCGCCCTCGTCAAAGCTACCGCTCGGGCGCCGCACCTGAAATGGCTGGCAGAAGTCCGGGTCATCCATCAGTTCGGCGACGTCAATCACTATTGCCTCCCAATTCCCACTGGATGCTCTGGATCAGCTGCCCGCTGTCGATCAGCGGCGCCGAGCTGCCCTTTCGCTTCACCGTTGCCGGCTTGAGCGGTGCGAAATTGCCTGCCCGTATGGTTTCCTGAACGTCGCCGGCGGCCATGGCGCCAAGCTGGCCCAGGGCCTCCTCGACCGTCAGTTCGCCGCGGACGACCCTGACCAGGTTGATTCGGTTCAGCCGCACATACTTCTCTCGGTTGCGCTGGATCGAGACACGCAGAAAGGGGCGCTCGGGAATCCCCTGTTTTGGCGACCCGTATTCATGGACAGCAGCCACCATGGCGACGGCCGTCCCGTTTTCCTCGTTGCCAACGCCGCGAGGAACGCCGACATTGACCCGACGCTCGCCAACGAGGCGCTGCCGCAGCTCGTCGAGCTTTCGCATATCGACATCCTTGATCAGCTTGGATGTGAATACGGGTGCGCTCATACCGCGACGGCGCCCATGCCGACCATGCGGGCCAGCCGGCTGTATTGCTGACCGTAGTAGGTGCGCAGATAGGGGTTGTCGGCCTGCCGATTCAGCAAGCCGCTGTCCTTCGTGACCTGAACGTCGCCGACCTTCTTCGACAGGATGTCGTTGGTCAGCGCCTTGGCGCCGCCACCCTGCGCTGTCTGGACATTCGCCAGTGCCAGCTCGTGAGCGACCCAATAGGCGACCCCGTCCGCGTAGAGGCCACCCCAGCGGGAAACGTCGAAGTGCGGTGCGGAGCGTTCAATGAACAGCTGCACTCTGGCATCTGTGACGGCCGCAAACTCGGGGAAAAGCCCTTTGAACTCGGACGGGGTCATGCTGGTTTACTCCTTCTTGGCTTCGGCCTTCTTCGGGGCGTCCGGCTTGCCTACACGCAGCCACTCCTCATCGAAGTAGTGTTTGGCGACGGTGTGCTTGCGGGCGGCTTCGACGAAGGAATCGTCGGTCTCGACTTCGCCGTACACCAGAGCGCTCTTGTCCTCCGGGTTTTGGCGCGCCGCCGGAACGGTCACGCTCACCGGCAGGCCGTCCTTTTCGATGGGCGGCAGGTTGATGGTGATGTCGTGCTCGCGGGTGTTCTTGAGGATGATCTTTGCCATGCTGTGTGTCTCCTGAATACAGAAATGAATAACGGGCACCCCCGAAGAGGTGCCCGTTTGGTTGTCGGCTGACAGCCGGTTAGATGCCGTCCATGTAGTAGGCCGACTTCGGGTAGCGGAATTCCACGCCCGAGTACTTGTACTCGCCCGGCACTTGCACAGACAGACCGATCAGCTGCGGAGCCAGGAAGCGGAGTGCCAGCGGGACGTGCATCACGAGGCGGGTATCCGATTTCACGTAGCCCATCATGCGGCGGGTGCCGCCTGCGCCAGCGTTGTCCAGACCGAAGCCGGGCACAAAGTTGATGTCCTGGCCACGCTCGACCTTGGCGACGTTGTTTTCCTTCACGTACTGCAGGATCGTCTTGTCGCTGTTGTCGCTGCGCGAGGTGCTGGCGATGTAGGCATAGGCGCCCGGCGAGATCACGATGTCGGTGACCTGATCGTTGTAGGCAGTGTTCTGCCAGATGTTCAGGATCAGAGTGTTGATGTCCGACAGGATCTGAGCCGGGGTTTTCGGCCCGGTCTGCCATGCACCGACGGGGGCATTGCCCTGCGGCACATTGGCATTGTTGAACAGGCCGGTGATGCCGGACGTGGTTTCGCCGTACAGGCCCACGTCGTTCATGTGGCGGCGGAAGCCTTCGACGGCAGCGGCCAGCTTGCGCTCGTTGATCGGACGGCGCAGGAAGGCGGTGCGGCGCAGCTCTTCCTGGTTGTAGTCATAGCCGATGTTGCCGTTCATGACGGGGAACGACTTGTCGGCATAGGCGACATCGACCAGGTTGATGTCCTTACCCTTCGAGCTGGTTCGCTTGCCACGGCCGGCGTAGTCGTAGATCTCGTAGCGGATGCTGTCGGCGTACTCGCCGGCCTCATAACTGATCGGGATCAGGCGCTCGTACTGCATCGGCTGGTACTGGCGCTCGAAAATTTGATTTTCGGTGTAGGCCAGTTGCGAGACGAGGAAGGCAAGCGCTTCCTGCGCGTCGCGGGCGGTGCGGGACGAGTCGCCCGCGATGATGCTGCCCAGCTGCGGCGACAGGGCCGAGAACTGGTTAAAGCGGGCCTCATCAACCGCAACTACGCGGCCATCGCCCAGGGTGATTTTCTTGACAGGCATGATGTTCCTTTCTGGAATGAAAAAGCCGCCCGTAGGCGGCTTCATGCGGTGGCGATGACTGCTTAGTTGACGATGCGGACGATGCCGACTTGGCCGGCAGCCGTGGTGGTTTCCCACACGGCGCCCGGGATGGCGACGCGGCCAGCGCCGGCAGCACCGCCGGTGACGCCGCCGATCTTGCCGTTCTGGGCAGTGATGCTCAGGGCTTGATCGCCGCGGGTGACGTTCTCGTAGGCCACGACATAGATGTTGCCGTTGCGCAGCACAGCAACGCTGTCGCGCTGGGCATAGTTCACGTTGTTGCTCGCGTCAGCCGGGCGGATTGCGTTGCGCACCGAGATACCGATCAGCTTGTCGCCGTCGGCAGTCGGGGCCTTGCAGGTGTCGTCAGCAGCGGAGCGGGCAACAGCCACGCCGAAGTCGATGGCGACGGCCTGGTCGTTGGTGCGAGACATGATGTGCGGATCGTTCATATCCACGATTTCACCGGCATAGCCGACTTCGCGGAGGCGACCGCCGTAGGTGCTCAGGTCAGGTTTGGACATTTTCAGTCTCCTATTGATTGAAGGGTTGGGCTTTTACAGCGGTTCAGTGGAAGGAGCGGGACAGGAACTTGTCGCGACCAACCAGCACCGGCTCGTCGGGGTTGGCTTTGCCACCACCGGCCAGCGCATCAGCGACGGTGGTGTCGGCATCGCCCACGGCGGCATCGTTGCCTTCGGTGCGGACAGCGGCGGCCAGTGCATTGAAGGCGGCGCGCACGGTGTCGGCGTCGGCGGCATCGACGGTCTTGCCGGCGAGCACAGCCTCGGCGATGGCCTTGGCGGTAGCGTCCTGGCCAGTGACGCTGGTGATCACCTCGCGGCGGATAGCGAGGCAGGTCTTGCCGTCGGTGACCAGCTCGGGCACGAGGCGCTTGGCGTCACCGATGGTCTTGCCCCACTCGGCCACCATGGCGTCGCGGGCGTCGGGCGTCATCACGTCCTTTTTGAGGGATTCGAGCTCGGCATCCTTCGCCTGCATGGCGGTGTCGTGCTCGGTCTTGGCGGCGGCCAGGGCATCGTTTGCGGCCTTGGTTTCCGCCTGCGCCTTGATCACGGCCTGATTCAGCTTGTCGACGGCAGCCGCTGCGGCTTCCTCCATTTCGAAGGGGATACCGTCGATGGTCACTTTGCGTACTGCCATCGTATTTACTCCTTGTTGAGTAGGTTGAGAGTCGGCTATTCGGCACGCAGAACCACAGCGGGCCGCATCCACCAATGCGACATGGTTGCCTCGGATGTTTCTTTGCACGCCGTCATAGGGCTGGCCGTCGGCCGTGGTCCCTGGCGTGAGATCCAGTTCGAAGGTATAGCCGTTCGACAGCTCTACCTTCCCTTCCTGCATGGCGTCGACCGCCTCGCGAGACTTGATGATCAACTGACCATCGAGCCATTCACCGGACTGGACGATGTTGCGCACCTCGCCCTTGGCAAGCTCCTCCCAGTTGTCGGCGGTCACATTCACCGTCGGGTGGTCAATCGTGACGGGCTTGTTCTCGAAGCTCGCCATGCTGGCGGCGTTGAATACCTCCTCGGGCGGGCGGTGCAGCCGGATCACCTTCATCGGATCGAGGCCTTGCGCATCCAGCCCAAGCTCGTAGGCGCGGTAGGTCTGCACCCCGGTGCGGGCCAGCCGGCCTGGCGCCACGATATAGCCTTCCTCAGTGACAATCCGGCTCGTCAGCGACATCAGGTCGCGGGCCAAAAATCTTTGCTTTGTGCTCATAGTCCGAGGCGCTCCTCCTCGCCGTCCAGATCGAAATACGGGATCGCCACGCATCGGCAATTCACGTCTTCGCCCGGGTGGCCGGTTTCCGGTGGGTCATCCCATCGGAAAACCTTGCCGTCATTGGCTGCATGGTTGTCACGCACACGCTCATCGCCGGATGTCTGCCACTTGTAGCGGTCCAGACCAATCGACGTTTGCCGGGCGCGGTTGAATGCCCCGTTCATCTTGCTGGTCTGGTCACGCGCGATCAGTTTGGCCCGGCTCTCGGTCACGTCGCCGATGCGCATCACCTCGCGGGCTAGATCCTCGTAGCGGATACCGGCCTGCATGTTCTTGCTCACCGACTCGCCCAGCTTGTCGAAGTACTGCGCTGGAATCGACTGGATCAGCTCGATATTTGCCGCCGTTGCCTTAGTCATGGCTGAGAGAATCGGCCCGCTTTGCGACAGCAGCGGCGTGATGTCGATGCCGAGTGACTGCTTGGCCGATGCCTTGAGCCGTTCGTCGGTCGCCTCCAGGTTGCGCAGCGTAGCCAGGGAGGCCAGGCGCTGGGCCGTTGCCTCAATGCCACCGAAGCGGCGGGCCATGCTGCTGAAAGTCGACTCGAGCGGACGGCGCGGCACCGAGTCGCGCGCCGCGGTGTCGCCCGCCTTTGCGTACGTTGGCTCCATGGCGCGCAGCTCAGGCAGCAATTCCTCGGTGGCAACGCGGCGGAGCTGCTGCACGAGGGCAAGCAACTGAGCCTTGTACCAAAGCTCGTTGGCCCGGGAGGGCCTGATCGGCTTCAACAGGCGCACCCGCTTCCGCAGGCGCTGGCTCTGCATGGTTGCGCGCAGCACTCCGCGCAGATCGATGCCGGCCATCACTCACCCCCGGGTTGCTCGACGCCGGCGACCGGCTGGCCCTCTACTGGCTTCTCGTCGGGCTTTTCCTTCGCCTTCGGGTCTGCCGGCGGGGCGCCGTGCTCGCCGTTTTCGTCCATCGGCTTACTCAGCTCCTCGACAAGGGCGACATCGGCCTCGGTCATGTTGCGGTAGGTGCCGCGCTCCTTGAGGTCACGCGCGACCAGGTGCTCCGGAACGACGCCAAGCCCCACATAAATCTGATCGCGCTCTGCCCTGGTCTTTTCGACCGTGGCCTGCTCGGATTCGGACAGTTGCCACAGAGGGTTGAAGTCGAAGCGGAAGTCCTCGGGCATATGGCCCAGCTCCGAGCGCACGAGGATCTCGTAGAGGTACTCAAGCTGCGGCCGCAGGTCGGTTTCCTGACCAGAGGACAGCTTGTCGTAGTAGTTCCGGACGTCATTGTCGCCGTTGGCATTCAGGCCGCCCGCAGACTGCCCGAACATTCGAGTCATGGGGATGTCAGCGGCGCCGCACACGTCGACCATGAACTGCAGCATGACCTTGTCGAGGTTGGCAAAGGTGTTCTGCTTCTTCTCGAAACTCTCTGTGCCGTCCAGCAGCAGCATGCGGTTGAAACTCTTGAGCATCGCCGCGAGCTGGAAGCGCTTGGTGACGACGGCCTCGCCATCCTTGCGGGAGAGCAGCTCGTTCAGTCCTTCAGCCTTCACCACGTCGACGTTGGCTTCGAACATCATGGTGGCGATGCCCTGTGACGTGGTGTCGCAGTTCATCAGGCTGTCCATAACGTGCTGCAGCGACGAGTCGTGCCACATGCCATTTTTCTGCCAGGCGAAGTAAGGCAGCTTCTCGCCGTCGAAGCACAGCACCCGGCTATGGTGGATAACCACCGACGATTCCGCGATGGTGTAGGTGTCCGGCTTGCCGAAGTTGGCGCTGTCGAGGTCGCGGCAAACGTCGCCAGCGGAAAGGCGCCAACGATCGAGAACGTGCAGATAGCGCAGATCGCCCTTCTTGATCTTGGTGACATCGAGCGGCTTGGACAGGTTGCGGTCCTTAGTGCCGATCACGATTCTCGACCCGCCGTAGAGGCGTGCCCAGCGCAGAGCCTCGTTGACCTTGGTCTTGACGGCAAAACGCTTCTCGGCCTGCTCAACGGCGAACTGCGAATCCTCGTCCTCGTCGTCGAAAATGACGTGCAGCCATTCCCGGGTCATGTCGTCGGCTACGACGTTGACGATCTTCTTCGCCAACCAGCTGCCCCGGTACATGTTCTCCAGTTCCTGATGCGTCAGGGTGCGGGGCATTGCCCACACGGAGAACGAGCGCTTGTCGCGCTCGGTACCGAGCCCGGCGACGACATTCTCCAGACCATCGCTGACCGGCTGGCGTGTCACCGCCAGGGCGGCATCGGCAGTCTTGACGTCGCGTTTTGCCATAGGGTTCTCACAGGTTGTCGTAGATGCTGCCCTTCTTGGCCAGCATGTCGTTGATCGCGTCGCACATCGGGTCGATCTGGTCGTCGTGCGCGTGCGTGTCGTCTGCCGTGAAGGCCTCGCACTCGGCCACGAAGTCGTTCACGAACGGCGCATCTTCGGGGATACAGACCAGCCCGGTCTCGATGTAGCTGACCACGTCCATGACGCGGGTCAGCTTGTCCCGCTCGCGCCCGATACCCTCGACCGGGATGGAACCCGATTCGTGGATGTCCTGCACGAGGCCGGTGCCGCTCGACTTGTCCTCGACCTTCATCTTCCGGAGGACCGAATCGAACTCGCCCGACTCCTTGTGCTTGTTCCAGAACGCTATGGCGCGGCGGCGCAGTTCAGGCGCCGGCCACTTGCCGCGTATCTGGTCGATCAGATAGATGCGGCCATCCTCGCCACGCCCCCAGCACTGGAACACGCTGTAGTCGTTGCGCTCGGCTGTTTTCTGCGCCGTGTCGGCGTAGATCATGCGATAGCGCAGCGGCGGCAGCACCTTGTAGCGTACGAAGCAAGCACCCTTGATGATGTCGCCACCAAGCGGAGACGGCTGCTGCTGGTACTGCCCGCTGAAAACGTAGCGTTCCTTTGCCTCCAGCTCGAGCAGGTCGTGCAGCGGCTCCTTGTAGGGCCAGTAGCTGAACCGCCCCGCCTCGTCGCGCTCGTCGGCGACGATCAGCTCGCGGTACTTCTCAGGCAGTGAGGCGACATACTCGTCGTCGAGCAGCGCCGGGATACTCAGAAACTCCCATTCGCCGGGCACCTTGCCTGCCTTGATGAACCCGGTTGGGTCCTCCTCGGCCAGGCGCTGCATGATCACGATGATCGGCGTGTCCGGGTTTGCCTTCCGGCTCTTGACCGTCGAGATCAGCTTGCGATTGGCCTTGGTGCGCGCTGTCTTGCTGTAGGCGTCCTCGACCTTGAGCGGGTCGTCGATGAGGATTGCACCCTGCCAGCCCGGAGCCATGTGGCCGGCTCGGAAACCGGTGATCTGACCGCCCAGCGATACGGCATACACGCCGCCGGCCTTCTTGCCGTTGACCTCTACGTTCCAGCGCTTCTTCGACTTGGCGTCATCAGCGATCTTGAGCGGCCACAGCTGCTGATATTCCTCGGACTGCACGATCTCGCGCGCCGTTTCAGAGTTCAGCAGCGCCAGGTCGTCGGAGTAGCTGATGTGCAGAAACCGCGCCCGGGGATTCACTGCAAGGCCGCGCGCGATCATGTTGATCACGACCGTTTCGGTCTTGGAGGAGCCCGGGGGCACGTTGATGACGAGGTTCTTGACCTTGCCATCCATGACCTCCTGCACCTTGGCGCAGATGAGGCGGTGATGCCAGTTCACCAGGAAGCGGATGCCCTGGCGATGCTTGAAGAAGTATCGAGTGAAAAACAGGTGATCGGCGTCGCACTTGGCCTTGGCGACGGCCAGCTCAACGGCTGGGTCAATACTCGTCCTCGAGCTTCTTGACTGCGGCTTTGATTTGCTTTTCATTGACCACGGTCGTCCTTTGCTCGACAGGCCCGCCGCCGGCGCCAGTCACTTCGACCGCCTGTGGGGCCTCCTTCCAGCGACCTCGCGTTTTCAGCCAGAAGATCTGCGATGTCGGGTTGCCGCCCGGATGACTCTCCGTCGGGGTGGTGGCGTTCTTGAACAGGCCTTTTGCCACCTTCACGGTGGCCTTTACTGTGCCGCTAGCCAGCTCGGCCTTGAAATGCGTGCGCAGCGTCCTGTCGGTGATCGTCTTCCCGTCCTTGGTCTTGATGAAGGTAGCGATCTCGGCCTGCGGAATGCCGAATGCTGCCAGCTGCTCGACCAGCTCGCGCTGGTCCGCTGTCGGAGAAAAACTTGGACGTGCCATGTGAAAGCCCTTGAACCCTGTCGGCGCTTCCTTACAGTCCGCCTCATGGAGACGAAACTTTCAGCAGTGAAACGCCACATGCAGGCCGGTGAATGGCAGGAGGCCATACGCCTCGCAGCCCGCTTCCCCCGCCTCGACCGGCACCGCGACGCGATTCTCAGCGCCCACAGCGCCTACACGAACCCGCGCTTTGTCGTTCAACTCGGCAAGGATCTCGACGCCCTCAAGGACGCCGGCCGCGCCGCCTTAATCGACCGATTCGGACTCGAATAGGCTCTCGTCCACTTCAACCGGCCCGCAGGCTTCGGTCGCGCGCTTCGGGTCGCCCTTCACGAATACCAGCACGTTCTGATGCGTCTTGCCGAGCTTTCGGCTGGCGCTGAACTGCTTGCCTGCGCGGATGGCCAGAGAGCCGGTAGACGTCACCAGCACCGCCTCGTTGTAGTAGCGGGCGCCGGCGGCTTCGAACGCCGCGATGGTGTCGCCCACGAAATTTCTGTAGATGCCCTGCTTGTCGCGCACATCGCCGACCACGAAACAGGCGAAGCGATCAGGCTTCAACATGCCGACGGCCTTGGCGATGATCTCGCGGTAGGCGGCGACGAACTCGGGATAGTCCATGTTCGACAAATCGTCGGGGCTGTCCGAGTAGACCTCAAGGTCTGCATACGGCGGGCAGCTGAACACCATGTCGGCAGCAACGCCGGCCAGGTGCTGGTCAATGTTGCGGCTATCGCCACATGCCCACGCCGGCGCCGGGCTCGTTTCGTCGCCCATGCCTGCCCATTGCTCGCGGTTGGCCTGCACCTGCTCGCCGCGTAGGTCGCAGCCGGCGTACTGGCGGCCGGTCTTGGCAGCAACGATGCCGCGCACGCTACCACCCGAGAACGGATCCAGCACGGTACCGCCGGGCGGGCAGAACCAACGGTAGGCGACCTCGCACATGACGGGGTCGAAGATGCTGGTGCCGCTCTGCACCGCCACGCCCGGGTTGGCTTGCAGGAACTCATCCCACGATGCCTCGCGCCCGATCTTCGCCTCGTAGGCGTTCTTGGCGGCATAAACCGCCGGCGGCTGCGATGAGTTGGAGAACGTCAGCAGCTCGGCGCGCCCTTGCTCGGACTTTAGGCCCAGGGCCAGCCATGCGCGCTTGCGATCCTGCCACCAGCCGCGCCGCGCATCCAGAACAGTGAACGGCGCCAGCATGAAGCGCTCGGCCAGCGTTGCCCGAGCTTCCTCTGCGTCGGCGCCGACATCGTTGCCGATGTTCAGCAGGTCGCCCAGCTCGGCATTGTCGAAGCCCAGCAGATCCATTTCGAAGCCGTCAGCCTGGAGGTCAGCCAGCTCGATCGACAGCAGGTCGCTATCCCAGCCGGCCAACTCGGCAAGCTTGTTGTCGGCGATGACGTAGGCGCGAAACTGCGCCTCGGTCCAGCCCGTCGCGTCCAACACAGGCACCATGCCGGCGGGGAACGCCTCGGCGCCCGCCTTCTTGCCCGGCACCGGATACAGCGCCTTGCCCGCGGCGAACAGTTGCTTGATGGCCGACAGCGTGCCGTGCCCCTTGGCGATCACGCCCTCGCGGATGACGATGGCGCCGGCCATGCCGAACTCGTCGATGCTCGCGGCCAGTTGCGTGACCTGGCTTTCCGAGTGGGTGCGGCTGTTCCTGGCGTACGGGATCAGCTCCTCGGCCGGGCGCAATTGCATCGGGTTCATGGACATGGGGTTTTTGATAGTCGGAAAAAACACGGCTCCGGAAAGAAAGAAGCCCGCCCCACTGGCAGATGGGACGGGCCTCAAGCCTTGGGTTGCAGCCAAGGAGAACACACCGGAGAAATGAAAAAAGCCCGGTCGCTTTCGCGGTTCCGGGCTTTGGACGTAGTACGGGGACTACTGAATTAGTGCCTATTTTGGGCGCGCTATGCCCAATCGTCAATGGAAATTTGCAAACTTTTCTGCCGCAATTCTCGGTTTACATCGCCACGCCGACCATTCCGATGTTCCGTAGCTTGTCCTCGATGGCCTCCTGCGCAATCGCCTCGAGTCCGGGAACCGGCTGCTTGGCGCCATGAGCTGGCGTGCCGCCGAAGAACTGGAAGACCTTGGCGCAATGAGCGCTGGCAGTATTCCGGGCAATGTCGTAATGCTCGGCGATGGCTTCGATGTTGGTGCGGTCATCTTTGCGGGTGAAGTAGCGGACGACGTACTCGCGACGCAACCCACCGTGCGCCGTACATCCGGACAGCGCCGTCGTGCGCACGTAGTCGGCGAGATAACTGATGGCGTCCGTCCATTCAGCATTGATGCGGTGCCCTGAGCAGCAGTGCGACCGGCAGCTGCATGGGGTTGTGCGCGGCGCGACCCGGGCGATCAGGATGCACTCAGCTAGGCGACCGAGGGAGGCCATTTCGGCGCGGATCATGCCGGCCTGTCCGGCGCCGTCGAGTCCGATCAGGCCTTTGCCGCTTCCAAAGCCGGGCGCGGCGAGCTTGTTCATGGTCGGCCGCTCGTAGTTCTGGCTCGTGAAGTTGAGCGCGAACACCATGGCCGAGTGGGCGGTTTCGAAGAGTGGGTCGTTGACGTCAGCCACGGCGAGGCTTGCTCCCATACAGTTTTTCTCCTATCTGTTTCACGAATTCCCGGTCGATCATGCCCAGGGCTGGGTCATCCAGCGCGACGACGAGGATTCCATGCTGCTGCCAGCCCTCGCGCTTGATTTCGGTCTTGTTCATCGGCTCGGCGATCACCCGGGCCAATGCGCAACGCGGTGGTTGCGGCTTGCTCATTGCGGCATCACCTTCACGAACGCTCGGGGAGTGAGGCCGTAGGATTTGCGTACGAGAAGGTCGATGATCTGCTTGTCGTCCTTCCACACAATCTCGTTGCAGGCGTCGAACAGGCCCTTTATGACGTTGTCGATGTCGGGCTTCGATGTGGGGTAAATCTCGCCGGCGACGGCTGCATTTCGCTTCTTCTGCGACCAGCTGGCGGGCGGCGTCACGAACAGCGAGATCTCGACTGCTACCGGACCGAGGATCATGTCGCGCCCTTGCATCGCTTCCTCGGCCTTGACCTTGACCAGGTTCTCGTAGGTCGCCGTCTTTTCCGGTGTGTACGTCGTGACGAAGTTGCCGCGACGGGCGAACTTGGGACGTCCCTTGCCGACCGGTGTACCGGGCACAATGAAAACGATCTCCGCGGTCATGCTGCCATTGCCTCCTGTGCCTTGTTGAACACGCACACACGGAACTGCTGCCATGTGCCGTAGATGTCCGGGGTGTAGTCGGGCATGCCGAGCTCCTTGGCTTTCAGATCGATCCCTGTTGCGGTCTCGTGCCACGCCTTTGTCACGCCAGGAACAACGCTCGAGCCCGGGTCATTGGTCCAGGCAGCGAGGATCGAATCAATGAGACCGGTATTGACCGCCGACGGGTCGCCGTCCTTGATTCGTTGCTGAACTGCCGCCGCGTAGGCCGCTTTGATTTTCTCGATCGTGATGCCGGCCTGCACCCATATCTCTATCCGCCTATCACCAGGCTTGAATCGAGACGACACACCCCGCTCACCCTCGAGCTTTGCCAGCATTTGGGCAATTTCATCAGCGGACGACGCCGACGACGAATCATCCGAACTCGTTGTCGATGTCGTTTGTTCGGAGAAAGAAGATGATGACGGTGATTGTGATGGGCTTTCGTTTGGCTTATCCCTATCAAAACCCGTGGGTTTATTTTGGGAATCCTGTTGGGTTTTCTTTGGCCGCCCACCCTTCGAACCGTTGGCTTTCTGTTTTGCGTAGAAAGCCATGGCCTTTGCGTACTCTTCCTCAATGCGCTTCTGATGCCATACGCCGTCGCCAACAGTGAAGAACTCGGCCAAGGTCGGGCGCAGTTCTTTCCACTCCTTAGGGCTTGCCTTACAGATAGCGGCGAGACGCTTGTCATCGTCGGGCAGCGCGGTACCAGTGCGCCAGTAGGCCATCATGAGAAGCAGGTAGGCGCCGTGTTCGTCCCGGGTGAGGTGTTGCGTGTCGGCCAAGTAGTCCGCAATGTACAGCGGCATCCAGATGTCGGTTTTGCTCATGCGGCAGACTCCACTCGTCGGTGGACTGCCAACACAAAAATCTGATCAGGTCTCACCGAAACAGATCTCCCTGTGCGTCCTTTGGAACAGGCAGGCGCACCAGCTTAGCCGAGCGGCCGCTCGCGCTCATGCCGCCGGCGACCTCCTCGAGTACCCTCTTCGCCACAAGCGAATTGACGCGACCACACACGGCGGCCTCTTTCCATCCGAGATAGCCAGCCAGCTGCTCGCGCGTGACGGCCATTCGTGGGTGAGAGCGAAACCAGTCCATGACCTCCTGCTCTTTGCGCTGGAGGACCGGCACGCTGATGCTGTGAAAGGCTTCGATACTGGTTGCGGCGCGCATGGTGCCCCCTTACTTCTTGCAGTAGATGCGGAAGGTCAGGCCCAGAAGTTCCTCGACCGTCCGGTGAATTTCCTGGCCAACGTCCTGCAGATCAGCACGCTCGGTGCGCGTGACCTCGTCGTCCCTGACGTACTCACGAAACTTGCTGGACAGCTCGCCGAGATCTGCGTAGAGCTCATTGAATTTGTCGAGCAGCTCGTCATGGTCTGACTCTCCGTCGTTCTCGGGCAGACGCATGAACACGCCACCCGAGTCCTGTGCGATCGCCTCGACGAAGTGCGTGGTGCCCGAGAATTTCTGCATCTGCATCGATGTCTCGGTCGCGACGGTCTGCCCCTTGCGTTCGTAGATGCGGTTCTCGAGTGCGTCTTTCGACATGCCCAGGGCTGCCGCCATCGCGTCCCAGCCTCCGGGGAACGCCTTGATCATTGCGAGGTGTGCCTTTCTGACTTCCACAACTTTTCCTTTTTTCCGGTGGTTTTTTGATTTCGTGTTGCTGGCTAGACTGGCTTCAACAGATCAGGCAGCCTCGGCGGGCTTGTCAAAAACGTCGGGCCGGAGAGTCCAGGCACCGACGCCGATGACCTCGACGCCAGCGACCTCTGAAGTCGAAGCGGTTTGAATGCGCTTCGCCAAGGTGGGCGAGACGTGGCCGAAGCCATATGCGATCTGCTGGAGGTTGCCGAACGTCGTTTCACAGGCGGAGGCGAACTCGTCACGCTTTTCCTGTGTTTCCAGCGACTTGAGGTAGTCGAGGAGTTCCTGTTTACGGCTCATGGTTTGCCTCATGGAGTGGAGATTTCCGCCAACTTTAGTAATTCACTAAAGGACTGTCAAGCCATGGAGCAAAATAATTTAGTTTTTCACTCATTTAGTGCGGGACTAAAACCCGGTCTAATCTGCGGCATGGACGTAAAGCAGATTCGGAAATTTCATCTTGCCGGGCTGGTCGATGAGCATTCGGGGGTGGATGTCGCCGAGAAGGCGGGCACCGCCGAGGCTTATCTGAGCCAGATCCTCGGGCCGAGTGGCAAGGCCAACGTAGGCGACAACCTCGCCCGCCGGCTGGAGGCCGCCTACGGTCTGGAGCGCGGCGAAATGGACCGGATCGACAGCCTGGTCAAATCTGGCGTAATTGCCGCCCTGATGGATGACGGCTGGACGGTTCTCCCGATCCGTCCGCGCAAGAGTTTCAAAGGCAACCCCCCTTTCACGTTTCCCGATGGCACTGCCTTGTGGCCTGACCTGAGGATCATGAAGAACGGGGTTGAATTGTTCGTCGAAATCAGGCCAGCGGGGCAGCTGGTTAACGAACAGGGTCAAGCACTGATCGAGCTGGCCAAGAAGCACAAAAACCTCATCATCCTCACGGATGGACACCCGCAGGTCGTTTATTCACACCTGCAGCAGCAGCGAGAGGGCGATTTTTCAGGACTACCGAAACTCGCAGTGCGCAAGAAAATACTCCCTGACGAGGCACGCCAGGGCGAACAACCAGAACCAACAGAAAGTGAAATTCAAGCGGCATGTGGCACCAGGACTGACTCGGTTGTGATCCCTGTTTTTGACGTTGAAGCCTCAATGGGCTGTGGCGCTCTGATGCCGGCACACGACGAGGTCGTCGAGAGGATGACCGTGACCGGCGCCTGGCTGCGCCGGAACGTGAACGCCAGCAGCCCGAACAATCTGGCCTTGATCACTGGCTACGGCGACAGCATGGAGGGGACGTTTTCAGATGGCGACCTCCTGCTCGTTGACCGCGGCGTGAACAAGATCAAGGTCGATGCGGTGTATGTGCTGTCGTTGAACGATGAGCTCTACATCAAACGTCTGCAGCGCCGGCCGGACGGGTCGGTGCTGATGATCAGCGACAACAAGAAGTACGAGCCGTACGTCATCGAGAATGGCGAGCGCAACAAGTTTCAAGTGCTCGGCCGTGTGCTGCTTGCCTGGAACTCGAAGAAGCTGTGACCAAGGGGAAGGCCGGGGCAGTCGCCCCGGCGCCAAGCCACACTGTTGACCTCATCCAGGATTCGCTGGAGCAGATTCTTGCCGTCTCCTTCCCGAAGTCGCGCGGCTCTGGCTACCCGCTGGCCGTCGCCATCGCGCAGAAGGCAAAGCAATACACCGAGGCCGACATGGGCGGCACCCTCTTCCACTTCGCGGTTTTTGGACGCGAGAAGGAGCAGATTGCCCTCGCCTACGCCATCACGCGCTACCTATCCGGCTTGAAGTCGGTCGAGTTCTTCGCCGGTGGAAAGATGATCAGCGTCTACGACTCACAAGGCGTGCTGCGTTGCTACCTCGACTCTGTTTCCTGCAACGACTACCGCGCCCACTGCAACAAGGTCGTGAGCCAACCCTTCAAGGAGGAGGAGCGGATATTCGACCTTGAGCTGGACGGCTCGCGCAAAAAAAACAATTACCTGCATCCGTGCGCCTATCTCCTCCAATGGCACGAGTCCAAACTGACGGAAGATCACCCCGCTAGCTCTGAGGATCAATTGCAGGCGATGGCAATCAAGCGCGGGTGCGACTGGTGCCCGAACTTCAAACCGGGCGACTTCAGGAAGCTGTAAGGAGAGAGCAATGCTGGGATCGTTGAAGGTGCATGCCGGGGAGTTCAAGGACGCCAAGGGCGCCAACTTCGTCGCCGGCCAGTTCGTTTTCGCCACCGGTGTGTTCAGCAGCGAGAAGCTGCCAGCGGCCGAGGTTGCAGAGCTGGACGTCGCCTCCGAGGAAAGCGTCAAGCGCATGGGCGGCGCAATTGGATGGGGCCTCGTCGGTGGTCTTGCCTTGGGCGGCATTGGCGCCATTGCCGGCCTGCTTGCCGGCGGACGCAGCAAGGAAGTGACCTTCGTCTGCAAGTTCAAGGATGGGCGCCGGCTGCTGGCCACCACCGACTCCAAGACCTACACAGAGATCCAGGCTGCATGCTTCTGACCTGGCGCGCTGCGGCGGCGCTCGGCGCCCTGCTCGCCGCCGGCGCCGTCCGGGCTGATATGGCCCTGAATCCTGATGTCTACCCGGCCACCATAGCCGAGACCATCTGCACGTCGGGATATACCAAAGAAATCCGGCCATCGACCACCTACACCAACGGGGTGAAGTTCAAGCTGATGCGCGAGGCTGGAATTCCCCGGTCGGAGTCGGAAACCTATGCGCTGGACCATATCGTCCCGCTGGTGCTGGGCGGGTCGCCGCGGAGCATCGACAACCTGCGCCTGCTCACGGCCGCCGAGAACTCCAGAAAGTCGCGCATCGAGGTGAAACTGCGCTGCATGGTCTGCTCCGGCCATATCCCGCTTGAGGAGGCGCAGCAGGCGATCTATACCGACTGGAAGGCCGCCTACCACCATTACGCGCCGACGAAATGCTACCGGCCCAGAACCTAAACGGCCACCCCAGCCCATTCAAGAAGCCCGCCATGAGCGGGCTTTTTTTCGTTCCCGATCAGCCTGTTCCGAAAATTTAGTATTCGACTAAAGATTTTTCTTGACTTGCTTTAGTTTCTCGCTAAACTCCGTCTTAAGTATTTCACTAAAGAAGGAGCTAGCGACATGGGAAGTCCTGAGTCCGATCTGTACCGCCACCTGGCGGCAGAAGCCAAGGCCGAAAGCACGGCAGCCTTTCTGGAACAGAAGGCAGACGATCTGCTTGACGGTGATTACAACCCCGAGCGCGAGGAAAACCTCGCTGAGTTCCTGGCCAACATGCCAGAAGCGACCGTGTACGAGCTGGCCGCCGCTATCAAGGGCGACCGTGGCAACGAGGTCATGGCGATCATCAATGACGGCGTGCATGCCTACTGGAAGCAGTCGGCGCGCGCAGAAGTCGCCCGCCGCCTCCGCCGCGGCGACTACGAAGGGGTGCCAGCATGAACGCCCCCGTCGAAAGCCGCATGTTGGAGCTGCTTCTCGCCGAACAAAACGGATCCATTTCCGAGGACGAGCTGAGCATCGTCATGCGGCAGCAGAGCATGTTCCACGTCGAGGTAGTCGCAAGCGGGGAACCGGAGATTGAGTTCTCAATGCTGGCGCTGGATGCCGTCGACGCGACCATCTTTGCGCTGGAGGCGGTTTTCCCCGCCACCCCCGGCGAACCTCGCCCCAAGGGCTTGAAGGTCCGGGTCTACCCGGTACTGCGGAGGGCGGCATGAACACGAACCGCTATCCGCGCACCCTGCGCGAGGCCTTCGGACACCACACCGGTACCCGATTCGTTGAGGAAGCGCCGCGCGTAGAGCGCGCCGTGTACTGGATCGCGCTGGTCGCTCTGCTGTTCGTTGCAGGAATGGCGGTGTCGCAATGATCGATACCTCCCCTTCCCTCACCGTGCGCGCCAGCTCGTGGTCCAGTCTTTTCGACTGTGCCTACCGCTGGGAAGGCATCCACATCATTGGCTTGCCCAACGTCGTCGGCCTACGTGCCGCTCTGGGCACGGCTATTCACGCCGGTACCGCGGCATTCGACCAAGGCCGCCTTGATGGCTCTGCCGTATCAATCGACGACGCTGCAGGCGTGATGGTCGACAAGCTGCGAGATCCGGAGAACGAGTACGACCGCAACCGCGACGACCTTACCGCAAGCGACGCCGAGCACATCGGCATTTCGCTGGTTGCCAAGTACTGCGCCGAGGTTTCGCCCAAGTACAACTTCGTGGCTGTCGAAATGGACACGAAGCCCCTGGACGTTGACTGCGGCGGCGGCGTGGTCATCCGCCTCAAGGGAACGATGGACCGCGCCCGGATTCGCCAGGGCGCCGGCGGCGTAGGTATCGCCGACCTCAAGAGCGGCGCCACGGCAGTACAGAAGGGCGTTGCCAACACCAAAGGCCATGGTCCGCAGATCGGCACCTATGAGCTGCTCTACGAGCACACCACCGGCAACCCGATCACCGATCACGCCGAAATCATCGGCCTCAAGACCAGCGGAAAGCCCGAGATCGCCTCGGGCGTCATCCACAACGCCAAGCGCGTGATGACCGGCACCGACTCGCAAGCAGGCTTGATCGAGTTCGCCGCCGACATGTTCCGCACCGGCCGCTTTTATCCCAACCCCAAATCGCTGCTGTGCTCGGCGAACTACTGCCCGCGCCACGCGACCTGCCCGTTCCACGACTGACCACAACCACAAGGAGACACAAGCATCATGAACGCACCCGCCGCAACTCCGTTGCAATCGCTGCAGAACCCGGCCCCACGTGAGGCAAATCTTCCCGCCGTCAAAGCCGGCTTCTTCGACCTGCAATCCTTCGAGCTGATCCAGCGTGTTTCGAAGGCCTTTTCCAGCTCCAACCTGGTCCCGCAGCAGTATCAAAACAATCTGCCTAATTGCATGATCGCGATGGACATGGCGCAACGCATCGGCGCAAACCCGCTGATGGTCATGCAGAACCTCTACATCGTGCACGGCACCCCTGGCTGGTCGAGCAAATTCCTGATTGCAACCATCAACGCCTGCGGCCGCTATTCATCGCTGCGTTACGAATGGAAGGGCGAACCCGGCAAGGAAGACTACGGCTGCCGGGCCTGGGCAATCGAGAAGGAAACCGGCGAGCGTCTCGATGGTATTTGGGTGACCTGGAAGATGGTCAACGCCGAGGGCTGGTCTGCCAAGAACGGCTCCAAGTGGAAAACCATGCCCGACCAGATGTTCGTCTATCGCGCCGCCGCATTCTGGCAACGCGCCTACGCGCCTGAGCTCGGCATGGGCCTCCAAACCACCGAGGAACTGCACGACGTCATCGACGCCCGCCCAGACGGAAATGGTGGCTTCACGGTCGATGTTGATGCCTTGCGCGGTGCTGCAGGAGATAAGTCGGCGCCGAACATCCACATGGGTACCGGCGAGGTCGTTGACGGCCATCTAGCGCCGCAAGGCGGTGACGCCGGCTCCGCAGGGACCGATGCAGGACCTGGCGGCAACGGCCCGACCTTCGAGGACGCTATCGCCGCGATCAACAAGGGCGACTACGACGGCGCCCGCAGCCTCTCCAGCGGGTTCAGCGACGGCCAGAAGGCCCAGCTCGAAACCGCCATCACCAACCACCAAAACGCCGGCGGCCAAGCCGGCACGACGACCAGCGCTCGCCGTCCGCGCGGCAGCAGCAGCGTCGAGTAACGAGCAAGGGGAAAGGCTGCCCGGAAGCCGCGAGGCGATGGGCAGGCAAAAGCCGAAGTGAAGTTCCGCCGACTCTGACAATCAGGCCAGATGGCTCGAAGCCCCGAGAAGAGAGAGTCGGTTTAGGCAGCCGGACCCCGCCAATACCAAACCACAAAGGACACACACACATGAACGCACCTCAAGATCACAGCCACATCCTGAACATGACCGTCGAGACCATCGGCCGCGACGTGCTACAAGCCCTTGTAACCGAAATCAAGCTGATGCCCGATGTGTGGCCGAAGCTGAGCGAGGCCAAGCAGAACGACGTTATTGACCGCCTGCGCTCCCGTGTTGAGCACAACGTCAAGATGGCCGTGCATCTGATCGCCAGCAGCGGCCGCATCGTCGTCGCCGGCGATCTGGACCAAATCACCATCAAGGACGGCGTGAAGGCTGTCGTGAAGTTCGGCGGCAGCGCTGCCAATCTACACGAGCTGTACGACGCTGCCGGCAAGGCTGTCCTGGTCGTGGTCGCCAACCCGGCAGACCACACCGGCGGCATGGATGGCGTGAAGGGCGAAGCGGACCAGCGCGGTCTCAACATGGGCCACGAGTACCACGAGAACGACGGCGGCGGCATGCTTGGTGGTGAAGGCGGCGTTGTTGTTGAGGGTGAAGTGCGCGCCCTGCCCGCTCCTGGCGAAGAGAGCGTGACCGAAGACGAGCTACAGCAGCATTTCGAACTCGGCATGCAAGCCGCTAGCGCTGGCAAACCTGAGAGCGACTGCCCCACGGTGCGCCATGAGCTCGTCGTCGAGTGGATGCGCGGGCACAAGGCATACCTGTCCGACGAGGAATGGTCTGGCCGGGAGTACACCGGCGAGCTGGACGACTTGTTCCTGGATGCCGTCGCCTACGTCAAAACGACGCAGGAATGTGCCCCCGCCAAGCTCATGCGTGAGCTGGGCATCGGTAGTCAGCGCGCCGAATTCATCATCATGCAGATGGCCGTCGAAGGCATCGTGAGCGAGCTCGATGCAGAGGGCAAGCGCACAGTCCTGATCGCAGGCGAGGAGTAAGCGCCATGCGAATCGAAGCTATCCAAACCAGCAACTTCATCGGCGCGCGCGCCATCGACGTGCGTCTGCACAAGCCGGTGGCCCTGTTCGCCGGCAAGAATGGTGCAGGCAAGTCCAGCGTTCAGGAAGCCGTCCGCATGGCCCTGACCGGTGAAACGGTGCGCGTCGACCTGAAGAAGCACTACGGCCAGCTCGTGAGCGACGGCGCCGAGGCCGGCTTTGCGGTCGTCGACTACGACGGCCAGCGTGCAGCCATGACCCTGCCCAACGGTGCGCATGAGGTCACCGGCGGCCCGCTCCCGCCCGCCCTGCCCTTCGTCCTCGACGTGCAGAGTTTCGCCCGTCTGCCTGACGACGAGCGCCGCGCCTTCCTGTTCGGCCTCATGGGCCTACGCACGGACGGCCCAGCTGTCAAGGAACGCTTGACGGCTCGTGGCATAAGCATGGCCAAGATCGAGCAGACCATGCCGTTCCTGCGCAGCGGCTTTGACAGCGCCATGAAGGAAGCCCAGGGCAAGGCGCGCGAGGCCAAGGGCAGCTGGAAAACTGTCACCGGCGGGGAAACCTACGGCAGCGTGAAGGCGGCGGCATGGGTCGCCCCCAAGCCGGCCTATGACCAGAAACAGGCCGATGGCCTGTCGGCTCGGCTTGATGACATTGGCGCCGCTATCGAGCAAGGGAGCGCCGATCTCGGCGGCATGCAAGCAGACCTGCGCCGCCACAATGAGGCCGCTGGCCGACTCTCCGAGTTGCGCGAGCAGGCCGGAAAGATCGAGCGCATCAAGGCGAAGCTGGCCACCGACGAGGCAAGTCTTGCCGAATGGCAACAGAAGGTCGCCGATACTAGGGCCAAGGCCGACGGAACCAAGGCTGATACCTGCGCATGCCCGGAGTGCGGCGCCGCCCTGCTCTGGCGCAACGGGGAACTGCTACAGCGCGCCGTCGAGAAGACGGCCGACCCGGAAGCCATCGCCAGCCTGCCTGAATACGAGCGCGCGCTGAAACTCTGCGAAAGTGCAGTCGCCAATGGCAAACGCGACCTGCAAGCCGCCGAGGCAGCAGTGGCCGCCGTAGCCGAGCTGGAGGCTTCACTCGGGGAAGCCCCCGACGAGGGCAAGATCGCCGGGATGCAAAGCCGCCTGCAAGCTCTCAAGCAGGAGCGTACAGATCTCGTGGCACAAGCCTCCGCAATCAACAGCGCCGGCGCCAAGGCGAAGGAAGCCGACGAGCGCACCGCCCAAGCAGCTGCACTGCACAAGGACGTGGCCGAGTGGGAGCAAATCGCCGACGCCCTGGCGCCCGAGGGTATCCGCGCCGAAATGCTGGCCGAGGCGCTGGGACCAATCAATGACCGGATGCATGCGACCTGCGAAATCGCCGAATGGCCGAAGGTTACGCTGCAAAGCGACATGCGAGTCACGATGGGCCTGCGTGGATATGCCCTGCTTTCCGAGTCGGAGAAGTGGCGCGTTGATGCCGTCATCGGCGAGGCGATTTCGTTCCTCTCCGGCATTCGTCTGCTGGTGCTTGACCGATTCGACGTCCTCGACCTCAAGGGCCGGGAGGATGCGCTCTACCTACTCGACTGCCTCACGGCTGATGGCCAGCTCGACTCTGCCCTGCTGTTCGGCACTCTCAAGGGCTTGCCCTCGCAGCTCCCGCAAAACATCGAGGCCTTCTGGATTGAAAACGGCGTCACCGGGAAGATGGAGGCCGCAGCGTGAGCACGCATCTGGAAATAGCCAAAGAACGCTTCCTCGACATGATGGCGACCGACCGCGGAAGCGCAATCGAGCACATCGCCGAGCATGCCATCAATCAGGCAGATGCCTTCATGGCTGAATACGCCAAGCACCAATCCGCGCCTTTTGCCACCGCTATGGAGCGCACCACGAAAGGCTGCCCCAAGTGTTTCGGATCGGGCGGAAAAATCAGCCGGCCCTGTAAAAACTGCAACGGCTCGGGGAAGGTCGAGGTGCAGGCATGAAGCGAATCTACGTCAGTGGGCCAATGTCCGGCATGCCCGACCTGAACTTCGCGGCATTCAATGCCGAATCGACCCGTCTGCGCGGCCTCGGCTACGAGGTCGTGAATCCCGTCGACCTCAATCCGCGCGACCAAGCACTCTCCTGGCACGAGTGCATGCGTAACGATCTCAAGGGGCTGTTGGATTGCGACACCGTCGCACTACTGCCCGGCTGGGAGCGGTCGCAAGGGGCTCATCTTGAAATGCACATCGCACACCGCGTCGGTATGCAAATCGTCACCGCCAGTGACATCACAACCCATTTCAAGGAGGCCGCGTAATGGCACAGGCAGTAATCACGATAACCGATGTCGAGGATGGCCAGATCAACATAAGCATGATTTTCGAGCCGTCCATGGGCAAGCTCGTATCCAGCCAAGCTCAATTGGCCGCGCTCCGCTTCCTTGATGCCATGAAGCGCGAGACCACAGAAGGAGCGGTCGATTCGCACGGAGGAAGCCATGCTTAATGACCTACTCGCCGCCATCAGGAACTGGCGCCGCAAGCGTCGCTGGAATGCCAGCCTGCAGATGTATCACCTGCGCATCACGGTCCAACAAGATGCCCGCTGGCTGGCACACGACCCGGTCGCCTCGGCCCTGTGCGAGCGCTATGCCGCGATGCTGGCAGACGATTGGGAATCTCGCTCGAGCGAGGACATCAGCCGCTTCCGTTCCCGCCTCGGGCTTGAGCCGACACGAAAGCGAGTGCAGATGCCGGCTGTTCATCAGGGTGGCAATTCATGAAAGAGCGTCCCATCCTCTTCAACGATGCCATGGTCCGGGCAATCCTGTCAGGCACCAAGACTCAGACGCGGCGGATCATCAAAGGCGCACCGACCAACAAAGAGTCCTACCTGCTCGGTCTGTACCGCCCAACGATGACTTGGGGCATCCACCGCGATGTCGAGGCAGATGATGGCGCGTGGAAAAGCCAGTGCCCCTTCGGCCAGCCAGGTGATCGGCTGTGGGTGCGTGAGTGCCACATGAACTGGTGGAGCCTGAATCCAGAAAACCCGGAAGGGCCGCGGGTGTTCTCTCACGTTGCCGCCTACCGTGCCGACGGCTACGAGCTTGAGGCTGGCGAAAAGTGGATTCCGTCGATCCACATGCTGCGCGCCGCCTGCCGCATCGTGCTTGAGATTGTCAGCGTGCGCGTAGAGCGGCTGAACGAAATCAGTGAAGAGGATGCGCTAGCAGAGGGCATCACCTGCCAAAAGGTCATCACTGGCGCGTACTACGCAGCCGGCCACCATGAAGTAACAGGCGATCGCTACTTCTATGAGGGTGGCAGCGATGAAGGCTATGAGTCGGCGGGCGATGCCTTTGCTGAACTCTGGGAATCCGTCTATGGCGCTGGCAGCTGGGCTGCAAACCAATGGGTCTGGGTTGTCGAATTCAAGGTAGCCGCGTTGTGAAAAACGATCTCGCCACTCTCATCATCCACAGCCCGCCTTGGCCGGTGCCATCAGCCGTGCGCGTAATCCGCCATATGGACGACCCGCCCAGCATGAGGGGCATCGCCAGCGCGAAAGAGCAGGCCCGCGAGTGGGTAGAGGTGCCCTGCTCCGAGCCGCTGCAACCGGTTCAAGACGTACTCCGCATCCTGCTGGCCCATATCGGAGAGCTGGAGCGACAAAACATCAAACTCAGGGGGTAAACATGGCATCAGTGAACAAGGTAATTCTCGTGGGCAACGTCGGCGCAGATCCGGAGAGCCGCTACATGCCGAACGGCGACGCTGTGGTCAATGTTCGCCTGGCCACGACCGAGAGCTGGAAGGACAAAGCCAGCGGCGAAAAGAAGGAAATCACGGAATGGCACCGGGTCGTGCTGTACCGCCGCCTGGGCGAGATCGCCGCGCAATACGTCAAGAAGGGCATGCCGCTCTACATCGAGGGGCGCATCCGCACCCGCAAGTGGCAGGACAAGGACGGCCAGGATCGCTACACCACCGAGATCGAAGCGACTGAAATGCAGATGCTCGGCCGTGGTGAAGGTGGCGGCGCGCCGGCTTCCGGCGGCAGCTCGGCAGGCGCATATTCGTCGGCATCGCGTGGCGGTAGCAGCGGAGGAAATAGTCAACCGCGCAAACCGGCCGGAAACAGCGGCGCCGGCGACTTCGAGGACGACTTCCCGTTCTGACATGAGCGACCGCGACTCACACATCCACGCCGCCCGCGCGTACCTGAACGAGGCACGCCGCCGGCGCGGCCAGGCCTTCGGCTTTGTCCTCCTGCAGTGGGCTGCAAATGCCCGCCTGCGCGCGATGGCATGCCGAAGGCCAGAGGCCCAAGGAGCTCTGTTCTGATGGCAAAGAAGAAAGCCCCGCCCGTCACATCGACTGGACACCGCAAGGAATTCATCGACCTGCTGAACGCCAACGCGCGCCGGCACGACCTCTGGCGTGTGTTTTCCGACTTCGTCGAAATGGCAGCCATCGCGATCAGCAACAGCATGGACATCTACCGCCGTGCCGACCGCGAGACCCGCTATATGGAGATCGTGAAGGCATACGACGCAGAGGAGCTGCGACGCTTCGCCGAGGCCCTGGCGGCTCTGACGATGGCCCTTGAGCTGTCCGAATTCGACGACATGCTTGGCTCGGTGTTCATGGAGCTGGGGTTGGGCAACAAGTGGCACGGCCAGTTCTTCACGCCGTATCACCTCTGCCACATGATGGGGATGATGACGCTGGGCGACAAAGACCCGCGCGCGGCAATCGCCGGCAAGGGCTACGTCGTGGTCAATGACCCGTGCATCGGCGGCGGCGCCATGATCATCGGCCTCGCGCATGCCATGAAGGACAGCGACATCAACTTCCAGCAGTGCATGTATGCGGTCTGCCAGGACGTCGACATCAAGGCCGTGCACATGGCCTACGTCCAACTATCGCTGCTGGGCATTCCGGCCGTCGTCATCCACGGCAACAGCCTCGCGCTCGAGGAGCGCTCCCGCTGGTACACGCCCCTGCACTTTGTCGGCGGTTGGGACTGGAGGCTGCAGCGCGGCGAGCAGCCTGCCAGGGACACGAAACCACAGGAAGGCGGGACAGAAATCCCGATTCCCGAAACAGAACCCGCCGAAGCCGTCACAGCAATTGCGCTGCCGGTACCGGACGTGCGGCTGACACCGCAGCAATTTTCACTATTTGAGGAGGCAGCGTGAGCGCCACAGAAATTCTACAGATCCTCTCCAAGTGGCAAGAGGCAATCCTCGCCACCACGAAAGAGTTCTCAGTACTGGAGCACATGTTCGGTGCCGCGCCTGAGGCGCCGCTGCCGACCGCAATCCACGGCCTTATTGGCGCTTATACGCACGCCGTCGCAGACCTTCTCGGATGGGACTACGGCACCCTTGAGGACTGGATATACACGCACAACTTCGGCGAGCGGCCCATGGAGATCGGATTTTCCGGACAACCGCTGCGCACGATGAAAAGCATTGAGGATCTCGCTCAATTTATTTTCGAGGATCTGGCGCGGGGCGCGAAGGAGTCCACCCATGGCTGAAAACACCGACATCACGCTCACCAAGCTCGAGCTGGCCAACCTCACTGGCACCGTTCAGCCTGCGCGCATGGTGAAGTGGCTCACCGCGCGCGACTGGGTGTTCGAAGCGCCGGCACGCCGCGGCGACATCCCCAAAGTTGACAGGGGCTATTACAAGGCGAGAATGTCCGGCCAGGTCGCCACACAGCGCCGGCGCGGCCCCAATCTTGACTTCATGACCCGAGCAAAAGCAGCATGATCAACCGACGCAGACGGCCCGACGGGCTGCCGTTCCGCACCTATGAGCGGTTCGGCAAGAAGTACTACAGCATCTTCTACAAGAAGCCAGACGGCACTCGTGCATGGAATCTCCAATGCCTTGTGGCCGATGCCGAGAAGGTTCGTGAGACACGCCGTGAAGGGATCATCAAAGCCCAGCGCATGAACGATGGCGGCCCGATGGAGGGATCATTCGGGGCGCTGGCGGATGCCTGGATCAAGTTCCAGCGATCCCTGCCGCTTGGCTCCCCGGAGCGCCGTGCAGAATCAACGCTGGACGAGAACGAGCGCGAGATCGCCTACCTCAAGCGGGCGTTCGGTGAAATGCTCGTGATCGAAATGGAAAAGGGCGACGCCTACGAGTATCTGGATGCCTGCCTGATCGCCGTCGACGAGAATGGCGACCCACGCCCTCGGCCCGCCAAGGGCAACAAGGAAATCTCGCTTGCGCGTGTGATCCTTGAGTACGGCGTACGCCTGCGCATGCTCAAGGAAAACCCATTCGACGGGGTCGAGAAGCTGCGCACCGTGAAGAAGGCGCACTACGTCGAGGACTACGAGTTGGATCTGGCGGTCGAGGTCGGGCGCGAAATGGGTGGCCCACAGCACATCGTCGCGCTGGCGCTAAAAACGGCCTATCTGTGCCTGCGCCGCTCGGTCGAGGTGCGCGCCTTTACTCGGCCACAAATCACGGAGGCAGGCATCGAATGGACCGGCGCAAAACGGCAAGCCGGCCAGATTGAGCAGCGCGGCCTGATTGAGTGGAGCCCAGAGCTGCGAGCAACCATCGACGAGGCCCTGGCGATCGAGCGCGGCAAGCTGGCGGGGGTCTGGTACATATTCGGCAACCTGCGCGGCGGCAAGTACACCAAGGGTGGCTGGAAAAAGACCCTGTCGAAGCTGATGGACAAATGCGAGGAAAAGGCGGCAGAGCGCGGTATCGAGTTCCGCAAGTTCAGCCTTCAGGAGTGCCGACCCAAGGGCGTGACCGATAAGCTCGGCCAAGGGCATGGGGACACGATTGACGCGACGTTGCACACGTCGGAGAGGATGGTACGGCAGGTCTATGACCGACGCCGGGTGAAGGTCGCCAAGCCGGCTCGGTAGTAATCAAATTCCGAAATTCGGAATTTGAGCCGAATAAGGAACAGTGCCAGCCGGAAAAGAAAAACCCCGCAAGCCTTGCGGCTGCGGGGTTTGATGTTGGCGGAGTGGACGGGACTCGAACCCGCGACCCCCGGCGTGACAGGCCGGTATTCTAACCAACTGAACTACCACTCCAGTACTGCTGAAGTTGTCGTCTAGAACAACTTCTTGAAATCTG